AACCTTAAAACCATTCTCTGAACGAACGGCTCCGTTGAAAGTTGTGTTAGCCATTTGGCTACCTCCTTACAAAGGTTTTGCCCCAGTGTCTTGTAAGCGTCTGCTGGGCCAGTCGCTAGGGCTATGAAATCCCAGAAAAAGGGGAGGGGCGAACCCCTCCCCCCATTTCTTTACGCGCCAGGAGATCCAAAGATACCGCGAGGATCCGACCAACCAAACGCATAGCGTTCACGGGCCTTGTACCTCACATTGCCGGTATCGAAATCACCCTCCATGGAGGTTCTAATCGAGGTCCGATTGAAACCTTTAAGTCCATTTGGAGCGTCCGTCATAATGAACCACGCATCCGTATCAGTAAGGAAGTGGTTAACATCATAGCCTTCAGGGAGCATTCCCATGTTCCTTACGGCATTGATATCGTTATCCGCTGTACCTACACGAAGCGTAGATTCTAACAACCGATCCGAGGTAAATTGAAGTTCTTTTGGAACAACCATTTTGATACCACGAACCGCCACTTTCAGTCCTCTTTCATCAACAAACCCTGCAATATCAATGAGGGCTTGTTCAAGGCTCGTCTCATTGAGATCGGCTGCTGTTGAAAGTTCATTACGGAAAGTGCTGCCACTTACCAAAGTATGCGCGGTGGAACAAAGTTCCAGGCCGTCACCTCCGGTGTAGCTGCTGTCAAACGCATTGTTAAGAACCGCTGCGGCCTTAACTTGTTTGGTCTGGCTCATGCTACGGGCCAAAGCTTTCGTATACCTAGAAGCCAGACGATCATAAAGATTGTCTTCAACCGCTTCTTCAGTAATGGAGAATGCGAGTGCAATAGTCTCCATGGTATACCGAGCCGTGTAAGCTTCCTGCGCGTCGTCATATGAGACGGCAGAGCCTTCACTTTTGGTTGGCGCAGTTCCGAAACCGCTTAACATGACCTCTTCTTCAAAGGCACGATCTGAACTTTCCATAGAAAAGATCTGTTCGTGTTCTCTGTCGTAGCGGTCATACTCAAGACCAAACAAGGCATTTAGACCGGGTTCCAACTCCTTAACAAGTTGTGCTCTACTAATAGCCATAATTCAACCCTCCTAAACGCCGGTAGTTGAAACAGTACCAGCCGCAATAGCACCATTTGCACTATTGTAGTGGTTGTTCAACCGGACAAGAGCAGGAATACCCGCCGCCGTAAAATCTTCGTTGGCGGCATCTTCTTCCCAACCAAGAACACGAAGATTTAGTGTGTCCGTGGTGGCAATTGCCCCAACATCAAATTTTGCGGACGACAGTCCAGTGGTTGTACTACCACTGGTGCCAGAGTCAAAACCTGTATTCGCAAATACAGCAGCCCTGGCTGTAGCCTTACTCGTCCATGTGGCATCCGTTGCAATAACAAAGATTTGCATCGGATCATCTGCTACGAAAGCCCGCACAGGATGATTACTATCTGCTCCTGATCCAGGCCAATAATTACTCCACGTAGGTTTTCCCGTGGTGCTGTTGACATATCTGCACCCCATAAAAGCACCAAGCAAACCAACACTGCCACCTGCCGCAGCCCCTACAATGTCAATATACCCCGTTGAAAGGGGAATGACTGGAGAGCCGTAATAGATTGCATTGCTGTTTCCGTTGGCGATTTCATACATTGTATAGCCGGAAACACCCGTGGAGTTGGAATTCTGACCTACCTTACCAACAGGTCGAAGTCCCCAAGCTCCATTAGTATTCGCCATGGTATTTGTCGCTCCTTAAAGCAAAATTAATCCAAAACAGGCGACCCTAAGATTTCTTAGGACCACCAAACGTAACACGCGATTGTCGTTCAGGCTTCTGAATCGCCATCGAATGATGCTGCGTCTCTTTTAAGAGATCGTGATCAACGGCCTGCATAGCTTCAGAAGTTCTACTCTTGAAATAATCAGTCCGTTCTTCCACAATCTCTACTGGAATACGTGCCAGTAAAAGTCCTCCTACACCAAAGACGCCTTCATATTTGCCAGAATCAATGGTCGGAGCTTCAAATTCAGGGTATTCTTCTTTTCGGACCAACTCCCACCCTTCTCTCATGCGGGCGGAAACATTTTTCCGATCATCAAAGCCCCTAACTTCGGCTCTTATCCATCGATGGGCATAGCCTTCCGGTGGGTCGGGAGCGTCTAATAAAGACGGCGGTGCCCAAGGCTTCCGGCGTGGTTTCGCCGTACGTGTCTCGGACGCGCGAGGAGTTCGATCAACATTTGTATCTTTCATAACATCGTTCCCATCACGTAATAGTCTTGTGTTTCGCGTACTCGTCAAGTGGCACCCCTAGTTTTTTAGCGATAGCTACTTCACTAGGAGAAAGTCTTACTGTTTTGCGCCCAGAACTACTGGAGCGAACGGCAGAGGCGACGGCCTGTTGGGGACGGCGACCTTCTGTTACGGCGACAACTTCCCCTCCGGCAGTGCCGTTAAATTTATGAGGAAATGCCTCCTGCATTCTTCTGTCTATCTCATCATAATAGTCTGGCTTATTTGTGTCAAAGCCTTCTTTTTCAACTAATGTCTTATGAATTCCAAAAGCGGCGAAAGTCATGGCGTCATCTTCGCCAAACCACTCGTTCTTACTTGCCCAATCCTCTGCTTTGGGGTCCGCTCTTACAGGAACATTTTCTTGTGGCAAAGGCTGCTGCATTTGCGCTTGTGCCTGCGCCTGCTTAACAAAGGCTGCTTGCTCAAGTTTCGCGGCCTTAACCCGCTCCTCTTCAATGGCTAGTTGAGCCATCTTTTTATTTAAATCGACCTGTTCAGAGGTATTGTTGGTGGCAATAGCCACCTCCAAATCTTTCTCAAGCGCAGACGATTGAGAAGCTATGCGGTCACCATATTCATTTACATAGCCTGCATCCAAATCATGCACCCGATTTTTCAGGGAAACATTTTCTTTCTGCATACCCTGGGCGAATTGTAGGGCAGCTTGTTGCTGCCTTTCAGCCTCGCGCAATTTGCGCGTCATCTTATCGATGCGTTTTTGAACTTTCTGGCTATACTCTTCGTGTTCGCCATCGCCGGAATCTGCCGCAACTTCCGCAACAGATTCCACCTCTACGTTCACAGCTTTTCCCTCTGAGGGAAGATCAATCATTTCTTCATTAGTGTCTGGCATGGTCGGTCTCCATGTTACATGTGCAGGATATCTTCTGGATCCTGGATAACAGCGATGATTTCATCATCATTTAAAATACGAACTTCCCCCCCATCAATCTTGAACCTTGCTCCCGCATAACGGCCAAAAATCACCCAGTCCTTCTCCACGCACCACGGGCCTTCGGGAAACTTCTTCTTATCTTTGTAAGCAAGCGGCCCCACCTTTAATACGTAGCCACATACCGTAGCTACTGCTTCACGATCTATGACCTGATCTGGAAGCAAAACGCCACCTTCTGTTTTACCCTTCCCTCTATAAGGAAGAATAAGGATTCGCCAGCCCGAGGGCATCGGCAAACGCTCCATGGAGCTTTGATCAATTTTAGTTGGATCCAAAACCTTTTCTTCAGGCTTTGTGTAAGCTTTCTCCAAGGAAACTACTTTTGCGGTCTTGTCTTGGACAGTCATTTTATATCTGCGCCTTTAGCAATTAATGGGGTCATAAGCGTCATAATTCTTGGCCGGAAATAGAACTCCCCACGGATCTTATGTTCATATTCCTCTTCTATCTGCTCTTGTTCATCATCCTCTTCTATCTGATTTTGGATAGAATTCTCGATGAGGTCTTCTTCACGCTGTCTCTCTAGTTCATCTTCCAACAAATATTGTTCTTCTTTTTCTCTTTCTTGTTGACAATTTTCCGCGTCAAGCTCTTCCAACAGTGCTTGCTTAACAGCACCCATATCTTATTCCTCCTGCTTGTCAAGGATTTGCCTTAATTCCGCACCAAAATAATCTAAAGATTCCAAAGAACCAACTAATCGAGCGTATTCTTCCATATCATTAGGTGACCCAGACTCTAGCATTTGCGTAATCCGGTCACGCCGCTCTTTTATAACCTTTAAAAGATACTGCGCTAAATAAACTTCTTCCATTATTTAGTAACACCCCTTTGCTTTTCCCAGGTTCGTAAGCCGCCCAATCCCAGCATCCCAAGAAGAACCGGCATCATGGTGCTCATATCAAGGCCGGGAAGATCAATTAAATGGCCTGTTTGCGCTAGGACAAACTGCGCTATAGGCTGAAGAATATATGTCCAACATAGCGCAAGACCGCATGTCCAGCCAATAAAGGGTCGCCAACCAGCAATAAAAATATGTCTACTTTTGGCTTCTTCTTTGTTTACCTCTAACTGAGCAAGATCAATGTTGGCTAAATGTTCAGTGAACTGAGATTCAATTTCCCGTTTGGCCTGTTCAGCCTTCTCTTTATCCGGGAAAAATCGATCTAAAACATCCCCGACTAATGGAAGTAAACTTGGAATCAAAGAAGCTAGCATAAGTTATGTCCTGTTATTGCTGAACATGTCCCTTAATTTATTGCAGTAACTCCACAAAGCTGAGATCTGTTTTTCGTGCATATTTGTTTGAGCCCGTAGTTTTGTTGTCTCTACGTAAGTATCCCGTTTTACAATATCATCAACGTCTTTACGCAGTTCCTTTACCGAAGCCCCCAATTTGACGGCTACGACGACAATGCCAAGAACTGCAATGATTTGATGCCAATAGTCACGAACTACAGATTCCACGGTGAATCACTATAACCCCCCTCAATAGAGCCCTTTTTCCTTTAGGATAAAGGCAAGGACAGCAACGGCTATGCCACCTATAATCATGTAGGGTTGGTCTATCAAAACCGCTACGCCACTGACCGCAATTGATATCGCCGCATAAGTAGAGGGCTCTTTAACACGGCCCATAAACCATTTGTACATGGATACTCTCCTAGTTAGTAAGTAAAAGTGCCCCCTCGAAGTGCTGCACCCATTCCGCCCTTTGGATTGGTGCCTTTTTGCACCGTGCCTTTGGCAGTTTGTGGCGTAGCAACGTCTTCAGGGCCGTGATAAGGAACTTTTCCTTGACCCTTAATGATCATACCCCTAGCAATCGGACCCACGGAAGGACCTTTTTTATTATCAGCCATAATAATCTCCTACTTCGACCTTAGTTTCATAATCTCACGTTCTCTAGCGGCATCTATCCGAGCATCCACAATCCCCTCGTTGGATTGAATGCGTTGGTTGCCTAAAGCCACTGTATTAGCATTTTTCTGCTTGTCTAGTTCAAGCCTTTGCAAATCAATATTCGTATCTTGCTGATCTTTGCGCGCCTTGATTTCCAAATCCTGCGCCTTGAGGGCGATAAGAGGATCTTCTTGCCCCTGTCCACTGATTTGGGAACTAATTTGCTTCACTTCCTGCATTCCCTTAGAAATTAACTCTGCAACAGCCCCTTCAACCTGCATGAACTGTTCGGGAGACATTTCCTGGCCCTGCAACTGTTGACCCATTTGTGCCATAACCTGCTCCCTTGCTTTCAGCGCAAGGTGGTCCATTACGTGTTTTTGAAGAGACATAACTGTCGGGGGCATTTGTACAACCATTCCCGAAGAACCAAATACAAGATGCGCCATAATATGTGCGTCGTGGTTTTGTCCCTCAAAAGCTTCCAAAGGAACGCTCTCTAAAGAGTCAGAGTTTTCTGCTGCGGGATCTTTGGGTGCCGGATCCCCTTGTTCCATAGGCTTTAAAATGGTGTCAACGTCACGTACACCAATCGCCTTATACATGCGCCTGTACGCTTCATACATGTTATGAAGATCAGGAGCCGATTGTGCCAGTTGCAATTCCGTTTGTGCCAACGTAACCCGTTGCGCCATTGAGAAGATGTTGGGGTCAGATACGGGAATAACATCAACCCTGTCATCAAAATCTTCTGCCTTTATGGTTTTTTCCGCACCTACGACGTTGTAAGGATATTCCGGCGGCAAAAATTCCCCGAAAACATGAGCCAGCAACAAGAATTCCTCTTTAAGGCCATAGTACAACCGCTTGTGAATAGCGGACATTACCTTGGCTCCCTGCTCCAGCATGGCAATAGTCGTACCAACAGGAGCCTGCTGATTGCCATCACCAACCTGGAGATTAGATACAGCAGCAAACCTTTGACCCGCTTCCACACAAAAGCCCATCAATTGAAATAGCGTTGCATCGGCTCCTTTATAAGGAAGAAGCATCAAGGCGTCGCGAATCACGCCCCCCGGAGCATCTACATCGCGAAATTCTCCCGGCGACAACGGCTCATCATCATTACGGATCCGGAGTCCGCGCGCCTTGAACCCCGCTGGGAGGTTGGACAGGGTCCCGGCATCTATCAATTGACGTAGCGCCGCCGTCGCCGTTCGACTTAGCCCTCCAATCATGTGGATCAGGCCAAGACCGTAAAAACCAAAACCGGGCAAGAACTTGAAATGAACAAAATATTGAATCTTTTTCCTGTTGGAATCTTCTTCCTGCCAATTGCGTCGGATACTCAGAACTTTTCCATTGTTCTCGGATACCGTTACAATATAAGGAAGCTTGATCTTGGTGTTCTCACCGTCGTCCCCGACATCCTCGTAACCCGGAATATCCAAATCAATATGGCATTCCAATAAGGTTACCTCAGTGTCCAGGTAAGACGGTTCCACGCCAGAGATATCATCCATCTCTTCCTGGACTTGAGAAGGATCGGTCTGTGAAGGAGAGACCTCAATATCACTGTAAAAACCGGCGACCTGTTTCTTGCGTAAATCATTTTCACTTATCTGAATAACGTGTGTAACGTTTTCAGCAGTCTCAAGATCCGTCGCCGTGTAAGGGACAACCAGTTGTTCAGCAGGTACGAACTTGCTAACAGCCCTACCCAAAAACTCATCGTAGTATACCTTCTTGAAAGTAGAACCCGACAGCGGTAGATAAAACAGCATCTGATCGAATTCCGGCGTGTACTCCTTCATTACACAGGTAACTTGATAATTCATGTAATGACGAACGCGCTCTGCCTGCTGCTCGACTTCAGGTGTTACTCTTCCAATAATTTCAGTTCTGACAGGTCCCCCGGACGGGAAAAGCTCTCCAAAAGCCTGCGCCTGAAATTGCGTTACAGCTTCGGCCAATAAAGGATGTGTTACACCCGTGGCCCCCCTAAAGGGCTCCGTGCGGTCCTGATACTTGAAACCAAGAAGTTCAAGACCATTCACATAAGTGTCTTCCCAGTCCTTGCGCCCGGTCTTGTTCGATTCATATTCTTCAAGAACCGTGGACGCAATACGACCTAAATCAGCGTCCGAAAGCTCCTCCGCTAAATTATCGTAAAAATCTCCGGAACCTTGGGCCGTGATCCGTGGATCAAAATCCACCACAACCCCACCATCATCCTCCATCTCAATAGACAAACCGGGAGCTTCAATTACCGCGTCTCCCTCTACAGC